GCGGGGCGTGGTGAGGGGGGTGTAGGGATTCCGGCACCTCCGGCGGCACAGCAGCCGAATCCGGTGTTCAAGTTCGGGCGGCGGGAGTGGCCGAGTCAGCAGAGGGCGGAGCAGGAGTTTCTGAACACGATTGGGCGGTTGCAGTCTGTGCAGCGGATGCTGGGCGACCGTGATCGTGAGTTGGAGACGTTGCGTGCGGCGGTCGCTGGCATGAAGGCTGGCGGGGGTTCTGGGGCTGGCGCTTCGGGGTCGGAGCAGGGAGTTGAGGCTGCGAAGGATGCGGTTGCTCGGCTGCTCGATCCGGACTCGCTGGACTGGGAACTCATCACGGGAGCCATGCAGGAGCGTGGTCCCGAGGTGGGTCTGTACCTCTTTGCGCAGAAGGTCGCGGAGGCGTTGGAGAAGGGTTTCGAGGGACGGACCTCGAAGCTGCTCGAGCCGTTCAAGGGTATGCACGAGGGATCGCAGCGAGCGGTTCAGGCGGGGCAGCTCTGGGACGGTGCGGTCACGGCGACTGACGAGAACGGGGCGCTGTACTTCCCCGAGCTTGCGGATCCCGGGAATCTCCAGACGGCGATGGCGATCTGGCGAGAGATCACGGACGGGATGCCGCCGGAGGTAGCGATGCATCCCCGCATGGCGAGGATGGCGATTCTCGAGATGCGGGCGATGTTGAACGCCGAGGGTGGCGGTACTGGTTCTGGTTCAGCGGGCGCGGGATCTTCGGTTGACCCCGGGGCGGTAGCGGAACAGGCGGCTCGTGCGGCGGGACAGCGGGCGGCGGGGCGCGGTGCGCTTCCGTCTGGTCGCGGGACTGCTCCGGGTGCGCGGGAACGTGCCGAGACTGAGGCCGATCGGATCAAGCGTTCGCTTTTGACGGCGGGTCAGGAAGTCGGAGGACTGGGCTTCCGCCGCTGAAGCGAGGTTGATCTATGGCCGCACCTGCGTTCACCCCCACTCCGCAGCCGCCCCCGACCACGTTCGCCGGGCAGCGCGGGCCCAACGACGCCGTCTCCAGCAAGAGACTGAAGGCGGACGTCTCCGACACCCTGCTCATGACGGAGCCGACGACCACGCCGGCGGCGTTCATGATCGGCAAGCTGCGCGAGCGGCGGACCGCCACGCAGTTCGAGTTCACGTGGCTCGAGATGCGCCCCTACCCGCGTGACGTCACCCTGTCGACGAACTACGCGGGCGGCGCGGCCCCGGGCGCGAGCGTGACCCTCGTCTTCTCGGCCGCGGACGCCGCGAAGATGGTGCCGAACAACGTGCTCCGCGTGAACGCCACCGGCACGCTCTATCTCGTCGTGAGCGTGAGCGGCGGCAACGTCACCGCGCTCGCCAACATCGGCGGCAGCGGGGTCGACGCGGCGATCACGGCCCCCGCGGCGCTCACGATCCTGAACACCGCGTACCGGGACGGCGCGGACATCGGCGAGACGCGGACGGTCATCGACCAGCCCGTGTCGAACTTCACGCAGATCTTCCGGACGCCCTACGACTGGACGGGCCGGCAGCTCAACACCGAGTTCTTCGGCGGCTCCGACAAGGACGTGATCCGGAAGTGGGCCGCGGTCGAGCACGCGAAGAGCCTCGAGCACAGCCTCTTCTTCGGGAAGAAGGCGCTCATCACCGACGCCACGAGCGGCAAGCTGGTCACGTTCACCGGCGGGCTCCTCAACCACATCAAGACGAACGTCTGGGACGTGAACGGCAACGCGTTCTCGGACGAGGCGGAGATCGTCCGGTGGCTCGAGTACGCCATGACCTACGGCGACGGGGGCAACCTCAACGGCCGCGGCGTGAAGTACTTCTTCGCGAGCCCCCGGATCTGCTCCGACATCCAGATGCTGTTCGCGGACAAGCTCCGCCACACCCCGATCGACAAGCAGTACGGGCTGTGGTGCGAGGACTACGAGTCCGCGCACGGCACCATGCGGATCGTCCGCACGCCGAGCCTCCGGGGCAACAACGGCTCCTTCGGCTTCCTCGTCGACATGAACCACGTGCGCTACGTCGCGCACCGCGGCCGGGACACGAAGCTCTATGAGGACCGCGAGCTGCCCGGGGTCGACGGCGAGAAGGAAGAGCTGATGTCGGACATCGGCTGGCAGGTCGAGATCGAGGAGGCCCACTCCGCGATCATCAACTACCCGATCACCTAGTCGGGCTGGGAGGAGATGAAGATGGCCGAACCTGTCGTTCATCAGGGCGCAAGGGGAGCCGATGCTCGCGGAATGTTCCGGCAGGGAGCCGGGCATCCCACGATTCACGTGCCCGACGTTCCTGCTGCACGGGAGGGGGAAGCCATCTTCATCTCCACCTCCGATTCGTTCCGCCTGACCCTGTGGGAGAGGTGGGACCGCGCCTTCATCGACAAGCGGGGCAACCGCAAGCCGGAGAAGCGCAGCGCCCAGTTCGTGAAGGGCGTGTTCCGCACCACCGACCCCGAGGAGATCGAAGCGCTTCGGTCCTGCGCGTCCTACGGCGTCTACTTCTACGAGCTGGAGCAGTTGAAGAAGGCGGCGCGAGACGCGAAGATGAACGCAGCGATGGCGGCAGCCGACGACCCGGAGATCGCCGAAGCCCTGAAGGTGAAGCTCGGAGCACAGGAGATGCCGCTCCCGAAGAGGGACTCGGAGTCGGTGCCGAAGGAACCAGAGCGGGTGAAGCCGATCAAGTAACGGCTGCTGCCTCCTGCATAGGGAGGTGGCCGTGAGCTGTCCGAGCTGGGTCCACACGAACCCTTCGTGGCCCAACATCGTCGACTCGACGAACGGTCGTGACGGTACTCGCTGGAACCGGGCCCTCGGGCTCGCCATGCAGCAGTACGTCGACGAGCTGACCGGGGTCTACTACGGGCTGCCGAGCCCCGCGAACATCGCCGAGGAGGTCGCCGCGGCCCGCGGCAATCGCGACTGCCTCGACCAGCGACTCGACGTCGCGATGGACGAGGACGGGAACCTCAAGATCCCGCCCTCAGTCGCGACGAAGGAAGACATCGCCGGGCTGGCCGGAGAGAACCTGATCGGGAACGACATGTTCCTGTGCAACCCGGGCGGGGACTCTTCCCCGCCGCTCTTCTGGTCGGCCGACGTGGGCGGCGGCACGTGGGCAATCTCCTACTCGAACGGCTTCGGGAAGGTCACGTTCACGGCCGGAGGCTCTGCCACCTTCGTCTATCAGGACATCGTGCCGGCGGCGATGATCCCGAGGGCGAAGCTGCTCCTGAGCCATGCGGACGGGATCGGCTTCGGGATGTCGGTCGAGACGAACGCGACCGGAGTCCGGTGCGCGATCACGGACGGAGTCGACATCTCCTACAGCGACGTGCACGGTGCGGGCGGCTCCGAGGAGTGGCTCGAGGTCGCCAACGTCATCCCCATCTCGCCGTCGAGCAACTACATCAGGGCTGGAGTGCAGGTTCCCGCAGGTGCGACGGTCAGCTTCTTCGCCCCGATGGCGAACATCGGACCGAAGCCTCCGAAGAGCTGGAAGCCGGCCCGCACTCGCCAGCTCGTCCAGACCTACTCGATCGTCGGCGATGCGACGACTGCATACGTCGGAGATGGCCGATTCCAGTTCGCCGGGCCGGGCGACGGGATCATCGAGTCGCTGTGGGTCGGCGCTTCGACCGCGATGCCGACCGCTCACGACGCGACGTGGACGCTGAAGCGCTACAACGGTTCGACGTGGGACGTGATCGACACGATCGCGCTTCTGGCGGGCCAGCAGTACCAGTACAAGGACGTCACCGTGGCCGAGGAGCTGCGCGTGGTCACGCAGCCGAGAGACGGGATCGCGTCTCGCTGCATGCTGTTCGCGTGGGGGCTCGCCGTCACGGGAGCTGATCCTTCCGCCAAGGACATGTTCGTCGCCGCTCGGATCCGGGTCTGGGAGCGGCCACTGTACTCGTTCTTCGATCCGGGTCTGTAAGGGAGGAGTCATGGCTGGCTGGAACTCTCAGATGTGGGCCGAGGACTACGACACGGAGATCACGGACGTCATTCGGACCAATCACAGGCTGCTGCGAGATCGCCTCACCCTGAACGGATGGTCGCAGCTCATCCGCCTCAACGGCTCGCTCGCGCCGCTGAACGCGCTCGGCTACCTGTCGGTCGAGGAAGTCGACGCCCTGAACAGGATGACCGACCCCGTCACTCCCGAGGAGTGGGAGATCGCGATGCTCTGCCTCGGCGGCGGAGCGGGCTTCATCAAGGGCAACACGGCGATGAACGTGCCCGCGCTCGGGCAGGAGGGCATCCCGCCGCAACCGATGGACGCCTACAACTCGGCCGGCTACGTCGACACCCCGTAGGTCATCATGGCGTACATCTGGGCACGCCCGATCGCGAGTCCCGAGGGCTCGCCTTGGATCGCGAACTGGGCCACGAACAACGGGAATGGGTTCATCCATCCGCAAGCCTACTTCCCTGAGCAGTATCAGGCGGAGGCACCGTGCCCCCTCTACGTTGGCTGCGCGATGCGCGACGGATGGCGTGCTCTCGATCCGTGCAATTCCGAGTACAAGGGGGACGATCCGCTCTCAGCGTCTTGGCCTCCTCCGCAGCCGCCGGCCGAATACGATGCATGGCTCGCTGCACAGAGGAAGTGGATCCCCTACGAGTACATCGCGTACAACGGGGTTGAGTCCAGCACTCCGTGCTCTTCGGTGCTCGGAGTCCCCAACGCGGCGAACACCGCGCAGTGGCTGAAGTTCGATTTTCCGGGCTCTGCCGACTGGAAGTTCGCCGCGAACTGGACTGGGATCAGGGTAGTCGCTCTCTGCTCGCGGCACCACTTCGTGACGAACGACGGGTCGTGCGACCAGAAAGGTCCGGTCCGACTCCGCGTGGGAGTCTACAAGCACACCGCTGCTTATCCTGCATACCCGACCACGTGGGACGCATCGAAGTTCTCGTCGGTCGAGGTTGAGTTCTCGACGTACGGAGTGTCGTGGTACAGGAACCCGTACGGGATGGGAGTCGCGACCGCCGTGTTCGACATCACGACCCCTCCTGACGGCCCGTGGACGATTGCGGACGAGGCCCGCTACTGGGTCATCTTCGGACAGACGAAGTCCACGCAGGGAAGCGGGAACGGCAACAACAACGGGATCATCGGGCTCTCGAAGATCTGGGCTGGAGCGATCGCCGATCTCACCGGCTCTCCCGGATCATCGAGCCCCGACACGATCCACTCGCAGGTGGTTGGATGAGCACGATCGTCCCCTCGGTGCCGTGGATGCCGGAGCGTGCGTGGACGACGTGCGTGTCTGGCGGGGCGATCTCTGGGCTCGCCCGGTCGAACTACGTTCCATTCGCACCGCAGCCCTATCCACCCGGAATGACCGCTGCCGAGTATGCAGCGCTCGACCCGGCTCCATTCCCCGGGTTCGGGGTTCCTCCTCCGCTCGACTGCTTCCCGCGGTACGTGATGTGGCGCGAGGACAGGACTCCAGACTTTGCCGGCGGAGAGCCCCGTATCGCGTGGACTCGGCAGCCGGGATGGCAGTTCAGGAACGACTGTGCAGTCACCCCAGTCGTGACTCAGGGAACGTGCTGGACGTACTACCGTGGCTCCGAGAGTGTGTGGACCGGGATCGTCACGCAAGTCTACGAAGAGATGATCGGAATGACCCTGACCTTCGACTTCGGAGACGGGTCGCCTCCGTTCTCGTTCGTCATTCAGGAGGTCGATCTCGGGGTTGTCGAGTGGTCCCACCAGTACCCCGACAACGACAACGTCTCGTATCGGGCCACACTCACGATCACCGGAGGCGGATCCGAGATCGAGTGGCGCGAGGAAGGGACTGTCTGCTTCAAGGGGTTTGGGCTCGGCGATAATGGCGGAAGCCCGAGCTGCTACTGGGTGCAGTTCATCGTGATCTGTAACGGGATGGGGGCCGGGGTCACGGACCTCGTCGGGACGTGGTCGACTCGCGAGTGCGGAGAAGTCGGGCCCGGAACGACCATCCCGTTCTCATTCGTTACGGACTCGAACGGAGAGCTTCTGCTCGAGAGCGGAGTTCCGGAGGGCTCGTACCAGATCTACGTGGAGGCGACTCCGAGAGCCGGCTGCATAGGGACTGGTGGAACTGGGTGGGCGACGGTTCCGCTGTTCCCGGGCCTGAACTACGTGGTCGTCGAACTCGTTCCGGTGTAGGAGGACTCGTGAACCTCGAAGAGATGAAGGACAGGCTCCGGGCGAGGCTCAACGAGCGCGGTGTGCAGGATGCCTTCCGTGACGACGAAGACCTGATCCCGCTGCTGAACGAAGGCGCTCGCTACGTCGCAAAGAAGCTGCTCGCGATCAACCGGAGGATCAACGTCGTCTGGGACTACGCCGACATCGTGAAGGGAATCGTGCGCTACCCGTGCCCCGAGGACATGCTGTTCGAGATCGAGGTCTGGTACGGAGATCCGACCGCGCCAACGATCGACCCGACGTGGCCTCGCCCCACGAAGCTCCAGCACGTCGAGCCCAACCGCGGCAAGACGGGCTACTTCATGGACGGCATGTGGCTCAACCTCACGTTCGACCCCCCAGCCGACATCGTCGGAGGGCTCGTTCTCCAGCACTGCGCCGCGCTCTCGATGATCGACGGCGGAGACATCCCCGCCATTCCGCAGGATCTCCACATGGCGATCGTCGTGTCTGCGGAGCGCTATGCAGTTCCGCAGGTCGGTGAAGCTGGGAAGCAGCAGCTCGCGGAGATTCAGGATCTGCTTGGCGACCTCTCCTCGTACTACAAGAAGGAGAACGCCGAGCAGCCAGCGATCACGGTTCAGGGGCTCCAATACGGCGTCCACGGCCGAGCCTCATCTCCGTTCGGGAGACGCTACTGATGCCCGAAGGCGCTCGCAATCCGGATCGCCTCAACATCGAGTATCTCGACCTGTCTGGCGGGCTGAACGAGGCTCCTCCGACCCAGATCGGGAAGAACGAGCTGTCGGAGCTTGTGAACTGGTTCCCCTACGGTCAGGTGCTGCACAGGCGAGGTGGCGTGCAGTACCTGACCCTCGAGCCGTGTCCGGTTCCGATCAATTCCGTGCGAACGTACGTGAAGCTCGATCGGACGCAGGACACCAACCAGCTCGACTTCGCTCAGGCCACCTTCATCTGCGGAGCATCAGACTCCGTGTGGCGTTACGATCCGCTCGGTCGCTGGAGACAGCTCGACGGATCTCCGATGGCGTCCGCGGACGAGCCGTGGACGATGCGGCAGTACAACAATGCGATCTACATGTGCCGGCGTGGTGCTGGCCTCCGTGTGACTCGTGCTCCGTTCACTCAGCTCTATCAGGCTGGCATCCCGGCCCCGGCTACGGCGAGCTTCCTGCTCGGGCCGCAGGATGGTGGCCCGCTGAAGATCGGAGCGTACGAGTACGTCGTGACGTTCAGGAACTCGATCACGAGGGCGGAGAGCGGGAGGAGCAAGCCGGTCAGGACGACCATCTCGGCAGACGGAAAGTGGGTGAAGGTATCGAACCTGCCGCAGCCGCCGGCCGGATCTCAGGCGAACGAAATCAGGATCTGGCGCTCTCTGCGTGTGGGTGGAACCCCTCCGACAGATCCGTTCGACGAGTACTACTACCTCGCGACAGTTCCGGCCGGCACCACAGTCTACGAAGACCACAAGGATCAGATCGAGCTGGGCGCTTTGCTCGGAACCCGCAACGACGTACCTCCGGGCAACGTCTACCTCTTCGAGATCTGGGAAGAGCGGGCGTGGCTCTCGGACGGACGCGAGGTCATCTGGTCCGAGGTGGCGCAGCCAGAGAGCTACTACTACCGCAACCGCATGCTCTGCGGTCCAGACGACGGCTCTACGATCACGGCTCTGGTCGGATGGCAGAATCGTCTCATCATGCCGAAGACCGAAGCGATCTACTACATGCTGCACACCGGCCCCAACGAGTTCAGCCGCGAGGTCTTCTCCGACCGGCACGGCTGCTGGGCTGGGCATTCGATGCGCTCCTTCGAGAGCATGCTGATCTGGTTCGGCGGGGACGATTTCTACCGCTCGGATGGAGGAGCGCCGTACTCGATAACGCCGATCAAGCTCGAGCAGACGATGGCACGCATCCCGTTCGAGCGTCGGCAGGAGGTCTATGCAGCCGTCTTCCCGAGACGGAGCTGGTATCTCGCCTCGATCCCGCAGCGCGAGGGGAACAACGAGTGGCGCGAGATCCTCTGCTACAACTACAAGACTCAGGCGTGGTCGCGGTTCCGCCACTTCATGAGCGAGGCGATCCAGCTCAAGCTGCCGGCCCAGCAGAAGGAAATCCGGTGGGTGCGAGAGTTGCCCGGCGGGAATCTCGACGACGGAGTCGTGTGCGTCACCGGCGACGGCCACATCTACCAGTACGACAGTGGGCTTTTCGATCGTCCGGGCGCGATGACCGAGATGGGCCCGTGGTACGACATCCCGATCCCGTGCACGCTCAGGACCGCCGCGATCCCAGTCCCCAAGGGGGACTCGAGACAGTGGGTGCGGCGCTTCAGGCTCCTGTGCACGAACGTCTATGGCCGGCTGAGAGCGATGCTGATCCGCGACCAGCAGACCACGGACAACATGCGCGAGCTTCCGATCGACCCTCGGGCCGGGCAGGGCGGGCGATGGCTCGATCCTGCGCGGAGATGGAAGCTCTACAACCTGAACAGCCGACTGCTCGGAGCGACGAACCAGATCGAGCTGGAGCACGTCGGGCGCGATGAGGTCCGTGTCGAGTCGATCTCCGTCGAGGTGACGGCTCGCCCAGAGTACGACCAGAGGGCACTGTGAGTATCCCGCAGGAAGAAACCTCTCCGACCGGGAGTCGACCGCAGTCGCCACAGGCACCGGACCAGCTCGCCCGGTCAGGGCTCCCTGTCCCCGAGCTTCAGGGGGCCGATGCCTTCAACACCACGATGCGCAGGATGGTGGCCCGGATCTCCACGCTCATCGCCTTGATTGCTCCGACTGCACAGGGCGAAACCTCCGAGGCGGAGCAGACCACTCTGGTCGCCCATCGGATACAGCACGAGGTCGGAGGAGGCGACGAGATCAACGTCACCGGGCTTTCCGGCGTGCTCGCGAACGATCAGGTTCCGCAGTCGCACGACGTGCAGGGCGACCGGCACTTCGTCGTCGGCCTGACTGTCGGGCACGTCTATCGCGCCACAGCTCCCAACGCGGCAGCGTTTCAGGCGCTTCAGGACTCCGACATCCCGGCCAGCATAGCTCGCGACTCGGAGGTCGCTTCATCGGTCGAGGAGTCGATCATCCTCTCGATGGCCCTCGGGGGTGAGGTGTGATCACGATCAAGATCCTCGCTGAAGGGCTTCTCCCGGTTGCTCCGGGAGTGCTCTACACAGTTCCGGCCGGAGCGTCCGCAATCGTCATGGACATCGGCCTGACAGTCGCTGGCTCGGCCCCGGGTCTGGCCGGGCTTTTCATCCGGAAGAGCGGGAGCCTGTCGGTTCGATCGCTCTCCCCGGTAGGGTTTAAGCTCTCCCCCGGGACGCACTACCAGAGGCGAGGTCGCGTTACCATGTCGGCCGGGGACACGATCGAGGGCTATGCAGTGTACAGCGGAGACTACGTGATCTCAGGGATCGAGCGGACATGATCACCGACATCTTCGGCCGCGAATCCATCGACTCGCCCACGAGCTTCTACTGGGAGCTTCAGCACGGGCGAATCCCCGGCACCTCGTTCGTCGACGTCCGTGGCTTCAACCCCGACATCGACACCGGGCAGTACGAAGACCTGATCCCGTGGGGCGGGCTCTACACCTATCAGAGCGTGGCTGGCGTGAGGACGATCTACTCCAGCGATGCTGCCGACAGCCCGGCCGGGATCGGGCTCTGGACGGCCGAAGTCTCCGGGCTCGGCGCTGGATTCAACCCTATCTCAGAGATCGTCACCATGAACGGCCTGACCGGGGTCACGCTCGCGAACCAGTACCTGCGAGTCAACAGGATTCTTGGGCTCACGGCCGGAGGCCACAGGGCGAACGTCGGCACCATTCAGGTCAGGGTGGGCGTCAGTTCGACAGTTCAGCAGCAGATCGAACCGAATGAGGGCATCTCGAAGGGTGGAGTCTTCACGGTCCCGGCCGGTTACAAAGCCTACGTCGAGAGCGCGGTGTTCAACGTCAGGCGCGGCGCGGCCGACTTCTGTGACGTCTCGGTCGGCGTCAGGAACGTCGGGATCTCCGATGGCTGCGTGCTGCTCACGGGTGACGTCACGCTTCAGGGCGGCGGGACGAACTCGATCCAGTTGGACGGCTTCATGCGAGCCGTGCCCGAGAAGCACGACATCTTCATGCGGGCGTTCGGCGCGAGCGCGAACAACGTGGCGATGAGCGGTCGGATCCAGTTGGTTCTCGAGCAGCAGTAAGGAGGAGTGATGGCTTTCGCATCGCCGTGGGAAGATCAGGACGAGCAGAACGCCCGCACTGGGCGCTCGTCTGGCGCGAACCCTTACGGCCCTCCGGGCGTTCATCAGCAGCCGCAGGGCGCTCCCCGCAACCCCACCTTCTCCGCGGATTCCGGCGGCGGTGGAGGCGGATCGCCGTGGCAGGGCTACACCCCCGGCTACCTCGGAGAGACGGGTGGCGCACAGCCCGGCTCGGGGTGGGGGTACTACTACGCCAACAGCGGTCGACCCACTGGTGCCGGAGGGATCTCGGCTGCCGCGAACGCGCTCAAGTTCAGCGAGGCCGAGCAGACCGATCTGTCGAAGACGGCGATGGAGCGGGCCCGACTGAACATCGAAGGCGCGGACCCGGCCGCACTCGCCGCGAAGATGTACCAAGCCAGAGAGAACACTGCCCTGCGGGCCGGTCAGGCGGCTCGCGAGCAGCAGCTCGCTGAGAACGCCGACATGTACGCCATGCGCGGCATGACCGGAAGCGGAGGAGAAGCCGGATCTGCCGCAGACATCCGCCGCGCAGCGAGTCAGGCGAGACTCTCCGCTCTCGATCAGGCTCAGGCCGAGTCTATGCAGTTCGGAGAACAGGCCGCATCCGGGAGACTCGAGAGCGGTGTGCCGTGGCAGTCGGACGAGTCGGGCCGTCGCGAGTTCAACGCGGCGAAGCAGTGGGAGGCCGAGCAGATGCGCCGAGAGATGCAAGCTCGCGCCGCCTCTGCTGCGGCTGGTGGCTACGAGCGGATCATCGAGATCCCCGGTTTCGGTGAAGTCCCCGAGTCCATGATCCCGTACCTCATGGAGTTCGGGGGGATGGCATAGGAGGACGACATGGCGTGGCCTCTCATCGCACTCGCCGGAGCCGGAGCGCTCGGCGGACTCATGAAGCAGCGCGGCGCGAGCCGCGAGGCGAAGAACGCTGCTCTCATGGCGGAGGACAGGCGGAAGCGCGAGTCTCTGAACTGGCAGCTTCGCGACCTGCCCGAGCTGCATGGTGCGGAGCAGCGGAAGACGATGGGCAACCTGTTCGCCCGCGGCATGTGGGGGAACTTCGGTCGTGACCCGAGAACGGGCGCGTACCGCTCTCCGGAGCTGGCCGCGATCGGGGCGGATCCGTGGGTCTACAGGAACACGGCGACACTCAGCGGGCTCAACCCTCATGCGGCCCCTCTTCCGAAGCTGAAGGGGCCGGGCTTCTTCGACTACCTTGGCAGCGCGGCCGGCGGCGCTGCGTCTGGTGCGGCAGCGTACTACGGCGGCATGGCGTAGGAGGACAGCATGGCCCGGCGCGTCTCGGGGTGGGGCTACGACTACGGTTCGGGCGGCGGAGGCGGCGACTTCTCCTACTACGGTCGTGGCGGCGGAGGCGGGTCTGATGCCGGGTCCGACTTCATGGAGGGATTCGCAGCTCTCGGCAAGGCTCTCATCGCTCGAAAGAGCGAGCAGGACCGCGAGAAGCGTCAGGCCGAGGTCTACCAGCGTCAGAACACGAAGCACATCCCCGAGGAGGAGCTGACCCGCTACCGGCAGGAGTGGGAGTCGACGCTCCCCGACCAGAAGCTGCGCCGTTCCCCGGAGGGCGTGTTCGGCTTCACGGACTACGCCGTCAAGCAGTGGGACAAGAAGCGGCTCGAAGCCGCTGCTGCAAAGAAGGCGGAGGAGGAGGCGCAGCAGCGATTCGAGCAGGAGACGAAGGAGAAGGAGAAGCTCGAAGGCGGCTTCAGGACCGATCAAGAGAAGGCCCGTGACGCTGCGGTGAAGGAAGCTCGCCGTCTGGAGCTGGAGACTCGGAAGTTCGAGCAGACTCGCCGTGCAGCGGAAGTGACAAACGCCCGGAACAGGATGTCCGCGGCGCGGCAGGGCTTGGACCCGTCTGCTGCTGTTCAGGCTCCACTGCCGGAGCCCCCGCTTGGCGTCCAGATGAAGCGGGTTCCGGTCTATGACGTCGTCGACGAGTTCGCTGACCCGCGGTACGGGACGGCGAATGCTGCCCGCTACGCCGACATCCCCATCACGGACGAGCGGACCTTCCTGACCACGATGGAAGAGCGCCAGCTCAGGCAGGGCCGTCCGCAAGAAATCGTTCAGCCTCCTGCTGTGCAGGAACCTGTGCAACGCACAATGCAGCCGACTACACAGCCGCGGACGGCTGCACAGCTCCGCGAGGCGTCTGCTGCTCCGGCTCCACGTCAGGCCGCACAGCCGGCACGTCAGCCCCGTCCCGACGCTCCTCCGTTCCCGCAGCCGAGGACGCCCGAGCAGGTCTACGAGAACAAGCTCTGGACCGACTCGGTGAAGGCGTCCAGAGCAGCCGTGAAGGAGGCAGAGTCGGCATGGTCCGGAGCCGGCGGTGGAGTGAATGCCGCGGCTCTCGAGTCGCACGCTCAGGGCGTTCTCGACGAGTACCTTGGATGGCGAGCCTCGTCCGGGCTCGAGGATCTCGACGACAGAGAGCAGCGTGCAGTCAAGGAAACGATCAAGTCTCAGATCCGCGGCTACGGCGGCGGCGCGAACAAGGGTCGCCAAGTCATCCCGGGCGTGACGCGTGCTGGAGAGCCGGAGTGGAAGTCGTCCCAGCCGTTTGGGCTCGACGACGAAACGCGGAACGCCATCGCGGCCGAAGCATGGTCGCATCCGAGCCGGGAGTACCCCGGGCTCTATCGGCCCCCCTCGAGGCCCGCTGCACAGGCTCCACGTCCACAGCCCCCGGTGGCGAAGCCGGCCGAGGAAAGCTGGTACGACCGCGGCCTTTCCACTGTCGCCGGCGCTCTGGGGATGAGGGTCAGCCCGGAGGATCTGCGGCCCGCTCAGGACATCGCGGCTCAGTCTCGTGTCGGAGCTGTGCAGCCCGCTGCTCCGACTCCGCAGAGGGCTGGCGCTCTCCTGCCCGGGATGTCGCAGATGCCCGGCGTGGTACGCGCCGACGACACGATGACTCCGGAGGAGCTGACACAGTACCGGGCGCTCCAGAAGGAGACGGAAGGCTTGAAGTCTCTCGCGACAGCGGTCGCGATGAACCAACTTCGCGCCGGGAAGACGCAGGAGGAAGCTGTCGCGGCAGCGACTCAGGCTGTCGAGCGTCAGTCTGCCAACCTCGATCAGCAGCGGGCTACCGGGCAACACCTGCTCGCGGCTCCAGTCAGCGAGCGGATCGCACTCCAGATCGACGAGGCGCTCACGGCCAGAAATGCCGCGAAGATGGCGGTTCAGGCTGCCGTCATGGCCGCGGCGACCTACCTCACGGGTGGCGGAGCGCTCGCCGCCGGCATCGGAGCCGGGGCTGGAAACATCGCCGGTCAGGCGCTCCTCAACAAGCCGGGCGAGGCGGTCGACCCGCGTCAGGCGCTCCTCGAAGGCGCGACTGTCGGGATCGCGTCAAAGATCCCGCTGGGCGCTGTCGAGCGCGGCCTGAGTCGTGTCGCGGCACCTCTGGGAAGGGTAGCACCTGCCGCCGCCCGCGGTGTCGTTGGCGGGGCCCGCGAGGCTGTGCAGGAGATGTCGGAGGCCGGGGTTCAGGCTGGGCTCGAGGGTCGAGCGCCGACCGCCGAGGAGCTTGCTGTCTCGGGGATCGTGGGCGGGATCTACGGGCCCGCCTTCGAGGCCGCTCTCAATGCCGGGAGAGGGGCCGAGAATCCATCCGCACGCACCAATCCCACCGTTCCGCCCACGGAAAGGGCTGCTGCGATCGCCCAGTCCATCGTGGAGAGGGTCCGGGCCGAGCAGGAAGCCCCCGCGGAGGCCGCTGCCGCCGCTCCGCCAGAGCCGGGGAGCCCCGCGGCCCCCGTTCCGGTCGCTCCGCGGCCGGCGGCGGGCGGCACGGCGATGGAAACCGGATTCGCCGCGAACCGGGCCGAGGCTGACGACGCAATTCGTGCGGCTTTGGACCCCGACGAGGTCGCTTTCCTCGAGGCGCAGGGGCTCCTTACCCCCCGGCAGCCCGCTCCGGCCCCCGCTGGACCCCAGACGGCAGCGGATCTGGCCGGTCAGGCGGCTCTGGCGACCGCCGCGGCACCTCCGGGAGCCCCGGCAAGGCCGCGCAGGGGCCGCGCAGGGCGCACGCAGCCGCCCGGGACGACCCCTGCCCCTACCGGGGCAGCTCCGGCTGCTCCAGAGGCGATTCCGGGGCTCGCGCCGGCCCTCCAGCAGCCCGACTTCGCGACGTGGGTCGATCAGATGCTCGGGCCGGGCTCATTCTCTGGGCTCACGGCGCAGTTCCGAGCGACCGGAGACGGGGCGGACCTCGCCGACCTCCGCAGAGCTTACGCTCAGGGGCAAACTGCGGCCGGCGACCCGATCGCCGCCCGCGGCCTCGCCGACATCCAGCGTTCTCCGCTCTCGAAGGCGGCTCTGGCCGAACAGGCTCGCCAGTACGAGCAGCGGAGGCTGGCCGAGTCGCGGGTTGGTCAGGTGGCGCAGCCCGGAGCGTCTCCCTACACCGTCACCCGCGGTCCGGACGGCCAGTTCTACGTGATGACGACGGCCGAGCCCGACGTCACGAAGGCCGAGCTGGAGGGGAGGGCCGGAGTCCCGACCCCCGGCCGTCGCGCCATCGCCGGGCCCTTCACGGATGCCGCTGCGGCGCAGTCTGCTGCACAGCTCATGCAGTCCCGCTTCGAGGGGGCCGTCCAGCCGAGAATCACCGAGGGGACGACCCCGTCTGAGACGCTCAGGCTGGAGCGGGAACAGGCTCGCCAGCTCTACCGCGGCGCTCCGAGTGCGGCACGTGGCGCTCGACGGAATGTCGGGACTGGGAAGCCGTCCCCGGCTGTACTTGAGCCCGGAACCGATGCCCGTCTCCGCGCCGAAGCTGCCGCTGCCGCTGCACAGGCCAAGGTTCCCAAGGCGAAGGGGAGGAAGAAGGGCAAGGCAGCGCCGCCGGCTGCCGCTCCGGCTACGCCGGCCGCTCGGCCGAGGACCGTTGCTGACCTGAAGGCTGCACAGGCTCGAGTACAGGCCAAGCGTGCGGCCGATGAGGCTGCTGCTGCCGCTCGCGCTCGCGAACAGGCCGGAGTCGAGGCCGTCGAGCCCGATGAGGGCGAGCTGCTCTCGATGCTTCGCGACGTCGTTGGGACTGCGAACAACGCTGGCGACCTTGCCTCGATGCTCGGGATCACGACAGAAGAGGCCACGGTTCTGATGAAGGGCAAGGACGCAGCCGATCGACTCTCGGGCACGACCATGATGGCCGACCCGTTCGGTGTCGGAATCGTCCAGCAGATCCTCGACCGCCGGGCTGTGAAGGCAGCCGCTGACGTGCTGAACGAGGTTCGAGCGCGTCGGAAAGAGCTGAAGACCGCGAAGGACACGGCAAAGGGCGGCACGCTTCAGGAGGGGACTGCGGAGGGCTTCGGCGACCGCATCTTCCGCGACGTGCACACCGTCATCGACCAAGCCGAGCAGTTCCCGGGCATGCCGGGCACTCGTGGAGGCGTGACGACCGTCGAGCGGAGGCCGGGCAATATCCGAGTGCTCGTCGAGACGGAGGGCGATCCGGACGTCGACGTTCCCCCCGAGGAAGACCCGACTGTGCAGGACGCCTTCGACGAGTTCCTCGCCGAGAACCCGGAGGATCCGCTCGTGCAGTCGATCTTCCAGCATCCTCCGGGCCGCTCGCGCATGAACGCCCACAGGGCTGCGTTCACGCAGTGGATCAACGAGAACATTCCGGATGCCGGACAGCGTGGCGAGTTCCTCGGCGCGATGATCTCGACTCCGAACTTCACGGCAGAGATCACTCCGGACGGAGTCGTGAGTTCGATCGGATCCCCGCGTGAAGTCCGCGGCGGATTCGCCGCAGGGGCGGATCTGCTTCGCGCACTCAGCGTAGCGGCGGAACTCGGGGGCCGATTTGAGATCCAAGACCAGATCAGCGACTACACCGCGAAGCTGTACAAGTCCGTCGAGGCGATGACTGGAGTGCCGGCCGAGCAGCTCCCCGGGATGGCGATCAGCGACGTGATCTCCGCTCCGTACGCACAGGCTCTGCTGCAAAGGCTCGCACGACGAGACGCGGCACAAAAGCCCCCAAAAGCTGAAGGCGCTACCGCTGACTTCATGGGGCTCCAGCAGAGCTGGGAGAACCTGAAGGGCATCGGTAGCGCCGCCGCTCGGGCTCTTGGTGCTGGAGCTGGCGCTGCACAGGCTGCCGGAGCTGGCGGAATCGGAAGGAAGGTCGGAAGGCTCCTGACGACTGGGCCCCGCTCCGCCTTGGAGGCGACTCGCGATCTCGGCCCGGCTGGAGAGCGGATCGCAGACTCCGTGGAGAGGTATCGCGACTTCCGCGAGGGTCTGCGCGGAAGGTGGCACGCTGTAGTCGACAACGCGCTCGCCAAGGTGCCAGAGAACGAGCGCGGGGCGATCGCGGATCTGCTCGAAGGCAAGCAGCGTCCCGCAAGTCCAGCGACCGTTCAGGCTGCACAGGAGATCCGCACCGCTCTCGACGAGGTATCGCAGCTCGCGCAGCAGAATGAGCGGACGACGGGCTACCTCGCAGACTACTTCCCCCGCATCCTCGCGACGAGGCCCGATCTCGCGCAGCGTGCGAAGAAGGCTGCCGTCGACTTCTGGAACGATCCGACCCACCAGACGAAGATGCAAGCGGCAGGGATCACTGGCCCGAACGATCCTCGCGCATCCGGGTATGCCGCCGCAGCTCTCATGTTCCCGACCGGAAAGGGCCCCTACGGTGGCCTGAACCCGAACCTCGAGAAGCACAGAACCGGGATGATGGCTGCGTACCGAACCGATCCCGAGGTGCTCTACCAGTACCTGTCCGGTGCCTCTCGCTCCATCGCTCAGGCGGCTGCATTCGATTCCCCTAAGCTCGGAGGGCCGAACGCTCAGGGCAAGACGAGGGAGCGCTTCGGCGACTGGAAGAGCGCATGGGCGGAGGCGGCGCTCGGCAACGAGGAGTCGGCCACACGTCTCAGGCTCGCTCTGGAGAAGGAGCTTGGAATCGAGCAGCCGATCGACCAGACCGGCATGGGTCGCGCCCTTCAGGACGTTACCGACATCGTGGCGTCGACTTCGCTCGCACTCAGCTTCCTCCAGCAGCCACTGTCTGCCGCCGACACCGCGGCTACGCTCGGGCTCGGCCCGGCAACGCAGGGGCTCTCTGCTCTCGCCCAGAACCGAGGCGCGGCAGAGGCGGCTGCCGTCCGAGCCGGGTCGATCCCGTCTCGCGGCGCAGCGAAGGGGCGCGGATTCGCCGAAGAGGCTTCGCTTTCTCAGGAGCCGGCTGGTGCCGGGAACATCCTGAGCAGGACAGCCAAGTTCTACCGAGAGCTTCCGTGGATGGGAGCTATGCAGGAGGTCGACCGGGCGAACCGCATCATTGCCGACTCCGCCGCACGGCAATCGCTCCCTCGCACGATCGAGAGCGTAAGGAAGAATGACGCCGGGACTCTCGCTCTGCTGAAGGGTGCCGGAGTCGATCCTGCCACTCTGCTTGCTCTCACGCCGCAGGACATCGCGGCTGCTGCGAGCTACGGCCAGATGTCTCCCGGGGCCGAAGGCGTCGTAGACCAGTACGCCCGGAGGATCACCGAGTTCACGCAGCAGCGTGCCAGAGCCGGGGATCTTCCGGCGTTCGCGTCCACTGCTCCCGGACGTCTCGCCACGATGTTCATGCCTTTCAAGTACCGTCAGGCGAAGAACATGGCGAAGGCGTTCAAGGCGAACCCTGCGAGGTTCATTGCCAGCGGCCTTCCCGCATACCTGTTCCTCGGTGCGGTGTCCGCCGCGGCCCGGTCGATACTCGCCGGCTACGGCTACGAGGGCGAAGAGCTGGAAGGCGATCTGACCGACAAGATCCAGCGAGTGCTCGGGAACAAGCGCATCAAGAGAGACAGCGTCGAGGGGCTCGTCTTCGGGGTCATGCAGGATCTCTACCGTGCGGTCCCGACTCCGATGGCTCTCAGCCTCGGATCCCGCGTCGAGCGTGCTGGGGATGCCGCATCGCTCCAGTCCGCAGTCGCCGGCCCAGTCTCCCGCGTCTTCGAGGCTGCCGGGACCGCTCTCGAGGGCGCTCGCGGAAGGAGCCGCCCGTCCACGATGAGCCGTGGAGAGTATGCAGCGCGAGGGCTCGCGGCGGGGGCTGGCTTGATGTTCGGCCCCTCTGCGTACAGCTACCAGCTTCGTCAGGAGCTGATGGGTCAGGAATCCCCGTACCCGAAGAAGGAGATCGCCGTCCCACCGACTCCGGGACTCGTTGGCCGTACGCTCGACGTCATGCGCGGCGAGACGACCATCCCCCAGTACATCGAAGGCGTCGTGAAGGGTGGAGAGGGGACGCTGTCGAAACGCCGAAAGGAACGGAAGCGGAACATCAAGGAAAACCGCCGGAGAAGCGGGCGTGATCTCGCGAAGGACGCTCGGGAGTACACTACGTTTCGTGCTGTTCCAACGTACAGGTAGGAGGTAGCTATGCCGGCATTCTTCGACAGGTTCATGGAGCGGCCCGACGTCCAGTCGGCGCTCGGGGCGAGGGGGAGAGGCCCCTTCGGAGGGGATGTCTCGACGACTGGGCAGGGTGGCTATGCGGCGGCTCCCGAGGCGACCGTCGCGAGGACTCCCCAGCCCGGAGCTGGCGCGAGCCCCTACGGGCCCAGCCCGATCAGGCCGGAGAACCAGCGGAACCGCTGGCTCGCTCGGCGCATGGCCGGTCAGCAGATGCTCATGCCCGGGGGGAGGATGCGATGAAGGTTCCGGGGGTCGAGACTCCGAAGCAGAACTCGGAGGGCGAGTCCGTCCTCGAAGGGCAGGAGGACGAGATCTTCGACTCCGAGCTTCAGGCGGCGAGCCTGAACGCGAAGAAGACGAACCCCTACGGGCCCGCCTTCTCCGAGCTGAACCGCATCTTCAAGACGGGGAGGTGAGGCATGCCGTGGGACGAGGTCATGTCGAAGTTCAAGCGGGGATCGCTGAAGAGCAGCGGCGGCGGTAAGGTCAAGAGCCGCAAACAGGCGATCGCGATCATGCTGTCCGAGAAGGCCCGTGCGGCGTCGAACAAGGAGTACGCGTCGAAGGCCGCGAAGAAGCTGAAGGGAGGCAAGCGATGATCCAGCTCCCCAGTCGACCGATCGACGCTGGAATGATTCCGGCCACTCTTCCGTCTGCACGTCCGATCGGGCAGAACAAGCCCGTGCTGGACTTCACTGGCTTCGACAAGCCGCGGAAGCCGGGGATCAGCTCCCTGCTGAAGAACCCGAAGGCGCTTCAGGCTTTCGCGTCACTGCTCGCCGGGAGCGAACAGGCTCAGGCTGTGCGGAGCGGCGGATCGCCCTATGCCGGCCCGAGCGGCGGCTTCAACTACTACGGGGGCTAGGATGGCGACCTACGTGGCGCAGCCCGAGGATCCGACCGCAGAGCCGAAGGGAACGAACAAGCTCGCTGTCGGAACCGCGGAGCACGACCGCTTCATCCGCGATCTCGAGGAGCGCGAGAACTACCTGCGAACCGTGCTTCAGGAGCCGTTCGAGTGCATGGTTCGCTGGTGGAGGCTCTACCTCGCGGACATCGAGGATCATCGTGGGCCCGACGAGGACTGGCGGGCTGCGATCCACGTTCCGTACCCCTACTCGGGAATCGAGGCGCGAGTCTCGGCCCTGATGGACATCCTCAACTCGAGCGACCCGCCTATGCAGTGCGGTCCGGTGGGATCGGACGACGAGGACATCGCACGAGGGGCGGAGTCTCTGCTCGCCGTCACTCTCGACCTGAACCAGTGGCGCTACTTCATGGACAGCCACATCAGGGAGCGCTACGTACAGGGAACGGCCCTCTACCGTCTCGCCTTCCGTCAGGAGTTCACGGACGTCAACGTGTCTCCGCTGCCCAGCGACATCGCCGCGTACCAGTCGAAGCTCGCGATGTGCGTCTCGGAGGCTCTGCGTATGGGCTTCCCGCCCCCGCCGGCCCCGGATGAGATGCAGCAGTTCAACGCGTGGATGGATGGCATCAGGGACTACGGAATCCCGGTGCCACCGAATCCGTTCGAGCAGTCTGTGAAGACTCGCACCTTCGCCGGCCCAAAGATGGAGAGGGTGTCGCTCTTCGACTGTCGGTACGATCCGATGGTCGACGACATCCAGAAGCAGCCGCTCTTCGTCATCGTTTCTATGCAGACCGAGAAGTGGCTGAAGCAGCACACTGGGCCGGGCAAGCTCTTCGACGAGAAGGCGGTGGCCGAAGGGATCCGCGCAAGGGGAAGCTCATCGAACAAGTTCCAGAGTCAGGACCGAGAGATCGCGTCCGTTCTGAAGATCAGCAGCACTGGAACGGTCGGAGTCGACCCCTACTACAAGAACGCCCATGAGGTGTGGGAGTGCTACTTCCCGGGCGACGAGATCCCCTATGTCGTTGTGCTGAACCGGAAGGTCGTGATCAACCGCGACTTCAAGATGCCCTACGGGCACGGGAAGATCCCGCTCATCCACAGCCGCAACGTTCCTGTCGGGGGGTACTTCCACGGGATCTCCGAGATCCAGCAGCCGGAGCGGCTCTACTACGAGCTGAACGCTCACCGCAACCTGCTCCTCGACGCGACCACGCTCCAGACCATCCCGATCTTCGCGAAGGTGAACGCGTTCGGGCTTCCGATCTCGCAGTTCGCGATCAAGCCCGGAGCGATGTGGGATCTCCCCCGGCCGGATGCGATCTCTCCGGTCATGAAGTCGATGCCGCTCTCTGACTCGTGGCAGGTGTTCCAGAGCCTGAAGGCCGACATCGACGAGACGAACTCTACCCCGGGACAGCTCCGCGGGAATGCGGCGACGGTGGGGCGCGTGTCTGCCACTGAGTCGGAGCGCCGCTACTCGCAGTCCCTCTCGCGCATCAAGCAGGATGCGATGCGCTTCGAGGAAGAGAGCGTTCCGTTCGCGAAGCAAGCCCTGTTCCTCTGGTATCAGTTCACGGATCAGGATCAGCGCGAAGCTCGCGGAATCGCTTCGGGGCTGGCGAACGAAGACCTGCTCCGGGCGATGGACTACGACATCCGCTTCCGCGGGCCGACGCGCAGCCTGAACAGGGACATGCTCGTCCAGCAGGAGATGACGTTCGCGAATACCTTCGGTGGTCTTCTCCCTCCGCACCGAAGCATGAGGCTCGCGAAGCGGATCTACGAAGACATGGGCCTGAAGGGAGGCGAGGAGATCATCCCGGAGTCCGACATCAAGATGGCTGAAGCCAACTTCATCAAGCAACAGGCTGCACAGCAGGGCCCGCCTCCCGGAGAAGGTGGCGGTCCCGGTGGCCCACCTCCGCCCGGCCCGCCACAGGAAGGCGCTCCGCCCCCGCTGTCAGACGCAAGCATGCCTCCGACTCCGGGTCCAGAAGACGTTGAGAGCAGTCCGATGGGGGCGGTTCCGCCGCCCGGGGAGATGGTTGGGTGAGCCAGCAGGAGCGCGTACTGGAGAGCGAGGAAGTCGCCATCGAACTCGGCGAGGCGATGAAGACGTCCGCATTCCAGCGGATGCTCGAGATTCTCGAGGGCTACGAGCTGCGCGTGCTCGCTGCATCAGTCGACGACCCGGAGATGACGAAGGACTACGTGCGCGGATTCGTGCACTGCATACGAGCACTGCGCTCCGACATGGAGGCGGCGCGTAACTACGTGCTGTCGCTGGACCGCTCCGCGGAGCGGGAGGAGAAGCGGAAGAAGGAAGGAGTGCGTTCGTTCATGCCGCCCGGGAGTGGGCCCGGCGGTCCGTCGTAAGGGAGAAGAGATGAGCTATGCAGCGGAGCAGTTGGCGGCAAAGCTGAAGGGAGCAAAGCCCTCGGCGCAGTTCAACATCCTGTCCGCGGTCCTCCCCGTCTTCACCTACGTGAAGGCATTCAAGACGAACCCTGCCGCAGACGTGATCAACAAGATCCTCGGCATCCCGCTCGCAACGGTTGCCGACGAGTTCGAGGAGCACGCCAGAATCCGAACGCCTGTGATCACCGGATGGTGGGGAGCTGAAGGCAACGCCGGGCGCGACGTCTTCGGATGCTGCAAGCTGCTCCGCCTTGGCAGCGCGGTCCCGTCGTGGAGCATCAGCGGAGGCCCCACTCAGGTTGGCGGGGTGGACAAGTCGTGGTTCGGAATCCCAGCCCGCCGACTGAGCGACGGTGGCCCGGGGTGGTACGGCCACAACGACTACACTCGGTACTCCCGCGACGGGGTGACGATCGCGTGTGGCTATGCACGCTTCGGACAGGTTCCGTATGTCGCTCTCACTGCCCCGGAGGGCGACATCCAGAACTCGAACATCGGAGGGTTCAACGAGGATCTGTACCAGAGTTCTCCGTGGGGCGTTCAGGTTCCGCGCCTGAGCGTGATCGCATCAGATGGGTCGCATACGTGCGGCCCGAACACGACTGGGTTCGTTCAGACCGCACTGGCTACGATCCCGGCCGGCTCCGTGCAAACGCGTACGTGGTCGGCGTACTCGATGTCAGGGTTCGCGGCGGACGCTACGCACACCGGGCTCGTGAAGGTCGCGAACATCAACGCTCCGTTCACGGCTGGCCCGACACTCGGGAGCATCGCCGCCTTCGGTGCGAACGCAGGGAAGGGGCACAAGGTCATCTACTTCGGTCCGAAGGTCTACCTCTACGGGGCCGGACTCGACTCCGGTGCGTACAAGCACATGGAGTGGGTCGGACCGCAGAGCCTCGGGCTCACTCTGAAGGAGATGGGCGGCTTCTACTACGGTCGGAGAGCACTCAGCGCGGCCGACATGCAGAAGCTGTACTACTGCGGTTCTGGGACATCGACGAACTGGCTCCAGCCACAGCAGAACCCCACTCGAGCGATGGGCTACCTCGACTCGATGTCGTTCAATCAGGTCGCGAAGCTGCTGGACGGAATCGCGGCCGGCACAGTCGATCCGCAGACCGACAGTCCGTCAGCCGTCTGGGACGCAGTGAGGTAGCCATGAGCTACGAGGCCCAGCAAATCGCGCAGTTCATGCGATCGGCCTCCCCTGTTGGGAGGTTCAATCTCGCTTCCGCCATCGCCCCAGTACTCACCGGGGGAGTGCCGTCGTCTCCCACGATCAACCACATTCTCGGCACTCCACTTCGCACCGTGGCGCTCGACGTGGAGGGGTACTCCAAGTACCGGCAGCCGATCATCACAACGTGGGACGGGATCGAAGCGGTCGATGGGTACGACACCTTCAGGTGCTGCAAGCTCGCGCCTTGGAACTCCGGCAACAAGCTCAAGCCGGCCCTCTTCCTCAACCTCTCCAAGAACAGCGCCCTGCATACGAGCTTCTATTTCCACTGCGGCTCGATCAGGTGGAGCGAGCCCCCCGTTGGGATCGTCGGAAGCAACTACTACACGCGCAAGTCTCCCGATGGCTGGTTCTTCGCGAGCGGCTTCAACAGGATGGGCTGGCTTCCTCCGTATGCAGTCGGCAGCGCCTACCCGGGAGACTCTTCTGGTCAGGGGTCGGCGATCATCGGACTCAGGCCGAACAAGACGTACTGCTGGTCGTACGCTGTGCCGCAGTTGTTCACTCCGAGCGCCGGGAACGGGTTCAACTTCACGTCATCCGGGCTCGGCTTCCAGCCCGGCAACCTCGGAGTCATCGCCGACAACCCGACAGGCAACAACGCAGCGCGTGCGTACTGGTCTGCGATGACGAGCGACTCCAAGGTCGACAACCTCTCGTATCAGGGGTGGGCGATGGTGGATCAGGTCGTCAATGCCAGCCCTGTGATCAACTACGTCTTCACGGGGAACTACCTCGGTGCCGGGCAGGATGACATGGTGCTCTGCTTCGGAGGGGCGTGCCAGTCCGGCAATCCGATGTCGTTCATCACCCAGCCGCAGTGGCTGAAGTACCTGCACGGGATGATGTTCGGCCGGAGGAAGTTCGACGCCGCCGACGTCGCGAAGCTCTGGTTCCCGATCAGCACGACGTCTTGGGACTACCAGAAGATGTGGCAGCTTCCGGAGCGGTTCGTCGGATTCGCGGATCGCATGACGCATGGTCAGCTCACGAAGCTGATCGACAAAACGGCAGAGGGAACGATCGACCCGCAGACCGACACAGAGACTGCGGTGTGGGAAGCCGTCAGGTAAAGGAGATCGACATGAGCCTGAACTTCGCGCAACTGTACCTCCCCCCTCCGGGGACTCTGAACGAGCCCGTGGAGCGTCTCGTGGAGCAGTACATGATGGTCATGCTGACCCTCTCCCGTACTGCGATCACGAACTTCATGGCAGCGGTCTACGCGGGGACGTGGACTCCGGTCAACGCCAACCTGCTGAAGACCCCCGCCGAGATCCGCACCCTGTGGGGCAGCGGGCCGAGCGCTGAGTGGCTCGCGTTCCCGCCTGACGAGCAGACCATCATCGGCAACATGACGAACAACCTGCTCAACGGTGGCCTGACGCACATGCCTCTGGTGGGTCGCCGCCAGTGGCTGTGCAACGCGAGCGGGGTGGCGTGATGGCGAACGACTTCTACCGCGCACTCGCTCTGGAGTGCGACGATCTCCCGGACGACTCACTGCTCAGAATCCTGAGCGGCGAGTTCGCCGGCGCAGCCCCACCCCCGAACACTCCCGTACGCTACCTCATGGCAGCCCTCGCGAGCGCACCGTCCCTCCTCGGTCCGGAGGTCTATGCAGCAACCGAAGAGGCGCTCGAGTCCTACCGGAAGGGGACGCTCGATGAGAAGGCCGACATCTTGGAGAACGCCCTGAAGGCGCAGGACTTCACGATCAACCTCACCGGGACCGGAGCCACGGCCGCTACGGTATGGCTCCTGCCTCCTGCCGACTGGCCGCTGGATACCCCGTTCGGACGGACGAAGGCGAACGCCTTTGGTGGCCCTCTGGTCGCAGTCGGTGGCGTTGTGAGCGTGCCCCTCACGAACCCCGGGATTGGTCAGGTGGTGCGTATCGTTGCGCAGGGATCCACTGCACAGAACTACGGCTACTCCGAGGTGAACCTCCAGCCCGGCGGATCCGTCACGATCCCTCTCTCCTTCACGCGGGATACCCCAGCATGCGGTGGTGGCCTGTCCGTCAGCATCACCGCGGCCAAGACCGTCGACCTCTACATGAACGATCTCATCCTCGGAGTTCCTCCCGAGAATACGTGGGTTGGGTTCTTCAGGGCTGGAACCCAGACGCTGCTCGGGAATATGAAGGCGAAGGTCGTCACTGGGGCGCTCACTCCGTCAGGGACCAAGGTCACGTTTGCGTGTGCAGACCTCGGCATCACGCAGTACGACGAATGGCACTGGAACGACGGCTGGCAGGGCGACTTCTGCAACAGCCTCATCACCGTGGAAGATCCTCAGTCCTTCTGTCTAGTCCCCCCCACGTTGAACATCACGAGCCCCGGGACTGGCCCGGTAGGCGGGCTGTCGGTGCTCGTCCAGTGCAGTGCTTCCGCGTCTGGTGGAGCAACCATCGACAGGGTGGAGATGTACTGGCAGTACTGCCCGGGTGGGGCTTGCCAAACGTCGAACCTGATCGCAACCGTCACGGCTGCTCCCTACGAGGCTACGTGGACATTCCCCTCGTGCGGTGCGGCTCCGGAGGACAGGTTCAGGATCACAGCCAAGGCGATCGACAGCAACGGGCTCGAGAGCGGGCTCGCTGGATGTGACGTCAGGCTCACCGGACGGGGCTGCTAGTAGGGCTTCCGGAATCGCGACCACACTGACGCCCGGGTTTCCTTCACTGGGATCCCGGGCGTCATGCTCTGCTTGTCGACCTCGCGTTCGTAGATGCCTCGCGTCTTCGGAAGCACCGGCTCTGCGCGTTCCTGCACAGCCTTTCTTCTGTCTCGGTACGGGCTCAGGTTCACGACAGCGTAGCCGAGCGCGTCGAGGATGTGCTCGTAGTAGCCGTCACGTGCGGCGCGATCGGGCTGCGGGTTCTGCTTCGTCCCCTTCGCGAAGGTGATCCCGCCAGCGAATCCTTCGAGCAGGATGCGACAGCTCGGAGCGAAGAGCATCCCCGGCCAGCCGTCCGGCCTTACCGTAAGGAGCTTCCGGATCGTAAGCTCTCGAGCCGCCACGGGGACTGCATAGACCCCAAGCCGTACGCCAGCCGCCTCCCAGATCTCGGCCGTGCTCCGCTCCGCAGTCTCGGCTGCGACCTCGGCACGCTGCATGTTCGCCTCGTGCCCGGCCCAGTAGTGGATCTGCATCGCCGTGCTGCGCTCTCCGAAGAACGGAACGCTGGGAAAGGACGGATCCCTGTGCAGGAGCTGTGCCCACCGCATCGCCCCTGTCGGAAGCTCCTCGAATCGGCGCTCACCAGAGAGCCACAGCACGGTGTCGCGGAAGGAGTAAGCGTCGATCTGCGCCGGCATCCACTCGCGCAGCACGAAGACTCGATCGTTCACAGCGTCGTACTGGAGCCACACGGCAGCGGGGTGTCGCAGTCCGAAGTCGAGCCCGACGTAGATCGGAGCGTCGAGCAGGTGGGGAGGCTCGAAGGCGTACAGCTCCGGAGCCTTGGATACCTCTAAGAAGTAGGGTTCCCCTGCTGCGACTGTCCAGTCTCGGAGGATCTCTCTTCGGAAGCGCTGTTCTCCGAGGCGGGCTCGCATGCGGAGGGCCCACTCTGGGTCACGCTTTCTCGGATCTGCTGTGTAGTCGATGTCGACGACGGTCCACTCACCGATCTTGCGGAGGTAGACTCCGTGGCAAAGCTGCTCGTCCCCAGCCGGATGCTGCATGCGCGTGCCTGTGCCCTCCTGAAGATCAAGCCTACAGCTTCCTTGAGCGGCATGCTGAACTTCTGGCGGCTTCCCTTCTGGCGAAGGAGTACGACGCCGGATCGGATCGACATCGTTACCTCCCTGCTGAAGCCGTTGCCGTTGTCGTCCACCCACACGCCGCGAAACCAGCGGGCGCGGTCACGCTTGTAGCCCAGCTTGCGCAGGTTGCTCTGCACCTTCTGCTTGTTCACAGCCCGAGGATCTCCTTGCAGTACGTCGCCCCGTCGTTGCCGATGTTCGGCGTGGTGAGAGCGATGATCCTCCCGTCCATCGGGATCGCCGCGGCCACCATCTCCCGGAAGTGCTCCTGAAAAGCGCACTCGTCGATCACGATCCCAGACGCTGTGTTCCCTCGGAACTCCCTTTCGGCAGCATTCTCGGCCACGGCCCACACCTGCGATCCAGTGGCGGGGTACTTGAATCGGTGTGCAGGTCGCGCTTCGAGCGGGAGCATCTCACGTACCCACGGAGGCAGGTGGATGTGCACGTGCTTGATCTTGTCCGAAAGGAGCACCTTCGCTTCCTCCTCGGTGCTCTTCGAGACGAGCCACAGGCGTGCCGGCTGGAAGCGACAGAACCAGTCTGGACCGGCGAGCAGTGCGCACCACGTCATCATGACCTGTCGCGGCTTGTTGAAGAACAGCATCGGGTATGCAGCGCCGTCGAAGATCACCTCCGCGCAGCGCTTCAGGTGCTCGTAGTCAGGGAATGGCTTCACCGGGGCGTTCGCGTCAGCCTCATCCCTCGTCTGGACTACCGGCGTCCCGTCCGTGTCCCTCCCCTGCAACCACTCCCACGGGTGGCTCCCCCACAGCCTCACGAGCCGCTTGCGCTCCTCCAGCAGCCGTGCCTGACTCGTGGCGAGGTCGCTTCTTCCCAGCCACACCTGCCGCTTCGTGTCCTCGCTTCTCGTTCGCCTTGCCACGCGAGTCCTCCTTCGCGAGCAGCTCGAGGACGTCCATCCCGGCCTCGCGGAACTGCTGTGCTGCCCTGTGGCTCCCCTGCATAGCGAGCTGGTGGAGCTTGATGAGGTGCTTGGCGACCGACTCCCGGATGAAGTCGCGCATGGCGTCTGGGTCGTTCTTGATCTTCTCGAGAGTCTCCTCCAGCTCCTTCATCAGCATCTTCTGCTGCCAGAGCTTGCAGCCGGGGTTGTGCTTCAGGCTGCCGCCATCATCTGCGACAGCCTTGCACACAGCGCAGGAGCTACGCGCCACGTTGACGCCTCCCGTACTCAGCGATCAGCACTGCGTCGACGATCCCGTCGTGCGGCTTCTTCGACTTCCCCAGCAGGAGCAGATCGCGTGGGTACTGGAGCCGGGAGTACGCGTGCAGAGCCTTTGCCTTCGTGTCTTCCCCGCTGGTTCCTTCGAGCATGACCTTCTGCCACGACTTCGGGCTGACCAGCGTGTATGGGATCGAGAGCGATGCGAGCATGCCCTCGATCAGACCGAGCCCGTACCCTCGGTGGAAGTTCGCAATGCCTCCGCCCATCTTCGGCGGAAGAGGTTGCGCCCTCTCGACCCATGCATGCACGGCACGCTTGTCTCCGCAGATCTGCTGGATGATGAGCTTCAGCACGAACACGTCGACCTCGTCCCGGCCCTTTGTCGCCTTGACGAGAGGCATCGTGTGCACCGACATCACGTGTCCGAACGTCTCGATCTCAGCGATTGCTCCGTGCTTGCCCGGGTCGATACCGAGGGAGATCATCAGAATGGAACCTCGTCGTCGCCGCTCTCGCCGGCGCTCGACTCGGAGCCTACACCGAGTGCTGCATCGCTGTCAACGTCGGTGTCGTCTTTGCCAGCGTTACCCATCACGGTGAACTGCTGACCCTGTACGCCCCAGTACTCTTTCCACTGGCCGTTCGCCAGCTTCTTCGACTTCGCTGCGATGTAG